AAAAGAAATGAAAATGCTAAAGTTATTATCTGTTTTCCGACTGCGAACGGAGGCAGAGAGGCTATGTCTGCTTTAGCTTCCGATGTTTTTTATGTCGAAGGCAGTGCAACTTACGGGGAGCCGGGGGAAGATGCTTACGGCGGGATTATGAAATCCGCAAACCGATTTATGAATGAAATCGGAGCCTTAGCGGGGGCTTCCGGTAATGGGATGATAAATCGACAATTTAAAACAATTCAATCCACAATTGCGACATGGGCAAATTCGGATAAATTTGTATTCTCTTTACAATTAAGGTTTTATGCTACAGAAAGAACTATCGATGTTAGACAGAATGTAAGGAAATTTTTGGAGTGTACTTACCCTCTTTTCGAAAGCGATGTCCCGGGAATGGTACATGCCCCGAATAATTATGATTTCACACCGAACACCTGCATCTCTGTGCAAATAGGGAAATGGTTTAAAACTCAGCCTTTGTTCTTGATAAAAAATACCCGATGGGCTTTTAGTAAAGAAACAATTACCGGGGGGAATCCCTTGTATGCTGAAGGCTCTGTGCAATTTATGTCGTATAGGATGCTTTCTGCAAAAGAAGTGTCTAATTTCCTCGTTTCTTCGGTTACTGGGTCGGAAGATACCGGAAAAACTGCAATAACGTAAAAGAGGGTATTTTCAGATATGTATTTTGTAAATTTAGATTTGTTGAACGAAAAGGATTTCACAGACAGATATGATTTGCAGAAATTCGTGGAAATGAATGAAAATGTCTACGATTATCTGGATTCATATTTTATAAATAAATTGACCGAATTGCCTGTTTTCGGAAAAACTTTTGTGCAAATAGAAGAAGACCGGGCGGATTTGCTTTCGTATCGAATTTACGGGACAGTAAAGTTCTGGTATCTTTTGTTGATATATAATGGAATGATTTCTCCTTTCGATCTTGTGGAAGGGCAAGAAATAAATTACCCTCGAATAGAAGATATTGAAGAGTTGTATTTTTCTTTGAACGCTTTACAAAAAAATAATGTTGTTCCGAATACAGGAAGTTAATAAATGATAGGTGTTGAAGGACAATATATTGCTTCTTTTACTCTTGGGGAAATGAAAGATTTCTTGAAAGAAGAGCAATTAATTTGTTTTAAAATAATTGAAGATACCGGAAACATCTTGCCGATTTTCCAACTCGATATTTATGTCTGGGATGAAAAAATTCTTAAATATGCGAATGAGGGTAAAGAATTAATAATTTCTCTCGGCAAAAGTCGAAATGAATTAACAGATTCTAAATTTAGAATTACAAAAAGTATCCCGGTAAGAGACGGTGAGCATAAAATAATTTTACACATGGTTGGCATTTATGCCGCTATGTCTTACATTACAGATAAGAAAATTAAAATATCGGATAAAAAACCTTCGATAGATGTTATGCGGGAAGTTATTACAAAACACACTAATTTAACTTTCAGCACAAATATTTCTTCAACTCAAGACAGTATGTATTGGATTCAACCAAATATATCCGACAAGAAATTTATAAATAACATCTGGACACACACATATATTCCGAATTCTTTCCCTGCTCTTGGGACAACAATTTTAGGGGAATTCAGATACCGGGATATAAATCAACTTGCAAAAGAAACTCCGAAATTCACATTTAAAATTGCGAAAAAAGAAGATAAGAAGCCTAACGAGATTATTTACGAACTTCCTTACAATTACACAAATTCTTCAACTTTCAACAATCAAGTTTATGCTTACGGGAAAGAAAAATTAATTGCAAATCTCGAAGCCGGGGATTTTACTCTTCTTACACAAGAACCGATAAATCCCACTCTTGCAATGTCGAAAGACGGTATGACGGACAAAGAGATTAAGCCAAGATACGACGAACACAGCAATCAATCTGCAGATAATGTCCATGCAAATTTCTGGAAAGCAAAATTACAAAATCTTGTAAATTTATTTACTTTCTCTACCGTTAAATTGACTCTTATGTATACTCATGATTTTCACGACATCCACGTTCTTGATTTGGTTTATTTTAAAGAAGAAGAGACAAATGCAAATAGAAAGTATTCTTCCGAAACAATTACAGGGTTGTATGTAATTACAAAAGTCTCAAGAGTCATCGAAAAGAAAGTTTTTAAAACCTTTGTTGAAATGTGTCGTGAAACACCAAATGCTATCCGAATACGAAACGAAGAAACAAAATCTATGAATGTCGTGACAACTCGAAGATGATAAAAGTTTTACAACATTTAAATCAACCTGATTTATTATCTACCGCCCAAGTCGGGAAAGTAGTGGATAATAAAGATCCTCGTTTTCTACAGAGGGTGCGAGTCTTTATTAAAGGTATTTATGAAGAAACGGATGTAAATAAACTCCCTTGGTGTTTCCCGAAAGGGGATTCTGGCTTAGGGGGTAAACCGGACTCCTCTTCTTTTGCTATCCCCGAAATAGGGTCTGAAGTTTCTGTAACATGGGTAAACAAAGATATTTATCACCCTTTCTATCAAGGCAGAAGATTAAATGAATTAACCGCCCCTAAAGAACCTTTTCTTGAAGATTACCCTGAAAGTTACGGAACGATAAATTCAAATCTGGAATGGTTGAAAATAAATAAGAAACAAAAATATCTTGAATTCTTCAGCAATGAATTGAAGAAATTCTTGAAACTTGATGGAGATGGAAATCTTGTAATAAATATCCCTACAGACATTGTTCTGCATGTCGGCGGGAAAATAAAGCTTCAAGTTGACGGGGGGTTTGCTGTAAAATGTGGAGGTAAGACAGTATTGGATTCTTCAGGAGGTGTTCACACACAATCCGGGGAAATAATAACTTTTGATGCCCCGATGATACATAAAAATTCAGGATTGTTTGGAATGGGGCAAGGAGAAATTGCTGAGATTGAAAGTGCAATCTCCACACTACAGTCTAAATTACAAGAATTAACTCAACTTGCAGAAAGTATTAAGTCTCGGGTTGATTCTGTAAAAGAAGATATCGGAAAGAAAACAAACACATAAGAAAGTAGGTTTTAATAAATATGGGTATTTGTCCTTTTTTTGCAAATGTAAGTGGAGATGATCAGGCAATTTCTACAGAAACCGTAGAATGTCGTGGAGCGGCATGTCAAATATGGGATGTTGAGTCTAATAACTGTAGTATTGCAACAACAGGGAGAATTATTCACCATTACCACGAAGGGCATTTACACAATGTTCCTCATATTGTAGAAGATATTTCAAATGTTGTGGGAGGTGCTTCTGTTGCTACAACTCTCCCTTATGCCGCTACTCTTACACAGGAATATGCTTGTTTTCAAGACGCTGACGGAAACGGTAAAATATTTGGGCTAGATTTTAAATTTATTGTTGATGAGTTTCTTCCCCCGGCGTTATCCGGGATACAAAGAAATCCCGAACTTGCGAATAAAGATATTCCCGAAATCTCTTGGAGAGATTTATACAACTGGAAAATGTCCGGCGGGGATGATCCGTTGGCGAATGTCCCTTCACGGTTGTAAAGCTTTGAAGAAGGTAATGATATTATGACACAATGGTCAAGGATTGGAGACATCACAATCGGCGTGGGGTCGCATGGTGCGCCGTGTTGCCCTCACGTTTTAATCGGTATTCGTATTACTGGTAGCCATGACACATATGTAAATAACCTTCCGGGGAGTCGAGCTATGATTGATTTAGCTATTCATTATACATGCCCCCATTGCCCGGTAAATATGTGTATGACAGGCTCCCCCGATGTTTATACAAATAATTTACCAGATCACCGAGTCGGAGATATGGTAAACGATTTCTGCGGGTCTTCCGTGACTGTGACAGGAAGCCCGGACACTGTAGACAATGGGTGAGGCATGAAAAAAGAAACTACTTGTGAAAAAAATATTCGAATTTTGGGAGAAAGATGTATTCAAACGGTTACACTTTTGAAAGAAATTCATGATGAATTCCATAAGCAATACGGAAAGAAAAATACTACTTATGAAATGTTTCTTGAATTTAAAAATAGCTATCTGAATGGAGACTGGAGTCATGTTTGAAAGTCTAAAAAAAGCAATCAAAAATTTCTGGAGAGCACTTAAATTTATTTTAGGGTTCCCCCCGGAACCTACTGAAGAACAGAAAAATGAAGAAATTCCAACAATGCGACAAGCAAGAGATTGCGCTGTTCCTGTTGTTGCAATAACTTGTGGAACAACTTACGAAAAAGCATATAAAGCTTTGTGGCATTGGGACTTACCCTTCTTTTTCGAAAGCCCTTTGTTGTCAAATCCTTTAAATGTTATGAGGGCAATAAAAGCTCTGGGATTTATTCCGGACGATAATGTGAAATGGTCAGATATCGAATCTGGTAATTATGTTCCGAAAAAATTAATTATTTTGGTGAAACTCGAAACTAATTTTATAACCGCTTTGTGGTATCAACATTGGGTTGTTGTTGGGCAAAAAAATGCAGATAATTCTTTTGAGGTTTTCTGGGGGGATTCACAGAAACCGAGAACAATTACAGCATCTAAATTACATGCAATGTTCAGTGCTGGGGTTTTGAAGTGTGGAATAAAAGTAGAAAATAAATCTATCGAATAGAATTACTTTTATTTTGATGTTGGAATTTGTATTGTTGTTATGGCAATATATTCTGACGTAAATCAATATTCACCCACACAAAGAGCATTGGTCTCTGATCTGGATTCTATTTACCAGTCAATCGGTAATATCTTGGGGACTTCTTTACGCTCTCGGTTTTTTCTTCCCGAATTTGGTTCTGCAATAGAAGAATTACTTTTTGAACCAATGGATGAATTAACTGTAGCTGCTCTTTACGATACAATTGTAATTGCAATACAGAAATGGGAGCCAAGAGTTGATCTTGATTATTCCAAATCAAGTATTACCCCGGATTACGATAAACACACTTATTATGTTTCTCTTACTTTTACAGTAAGAGGTTTGTCCGATTCGGACTTTTACACATATTCAGGAACGCTTTATAAAAACAGGTAAAAGAGGTTTTATCCTAAAATGAGTAATAATTTTAAAATAATCGACCCGGCTTCTTTATCTTTCGATAACATAAAAGCAGACATCGTTGAATATGTGCAGAACTTGCCGGATTCAGAAAGATGGAAAGATTTTTACGAATCCGGTGCAGGGATGACACAAATAGAATTGTTATCCGGGCTTGGTACTTATTTAAGTTTTCACTCTATGGGGGCAAGAAGAGAATCGTATTTGGATTCTTGTAGATTGCAAACCTCCGCAATAAATATTTGTAACATTGTCGGATATCCTGTTCAAAGGCTTTCTGCCCCAAGATTGAAAATTAATTTCACTCTTTCTTTAAATACTTTCTGGGATAGAGAAGTTCCTTTATTTTATTACCGGGGCAGAAGTGTAAGTTTGTTGTATTCACAAACACTTCTCGGTGGGGATAATGAAGTGGAATGTGTTGTTGGGGATTGGAAACAATCAACTTTTATTTCCACAAGTAATGATAAATTCGCAAATACTTTAATTCTTGACACCGGGATCGATACAAATCTTTTCGGAGACACCCTTGAATTATATGTTGCGGGGGTTAAACGAGATTTAATTCGATACGCAGATAATTTCTTACCGGAAAATGTAATGATAAAAACATACAGCGGTGGGGTTTTGTTGGTTTTCGGAGATGGTGTTTTGGGATATCAATTAAGAGTAAATGATGAAGTTATTTTTAATTACATCAACACTCAAGGTGTTTTAGGGGCTACAGGAATAACTCCTTCGGAGCTAACTAAAAATCTGGATTGCACAATAAATTCGGTGCAAATTCTTAATCCCGGATACAATGCTGATTCTATTGCTAAAATGGCGGCAGTCGCCCCGGGGTATTTAACTTCAAAAAGAAGAATGGTTACGGGTAGTGACCATATTTATATTTTCATGAACTACTCAGGCTCTTTGATTTCTGCAAATTACAAAAAAGATACGGAAGGTTGCTGCACAATGCTCCTTTCTTATCTTTTCGACGATGAACATTATGCTTCTATTACCGAAAAAGAAACTATGTATTCGTTTCTTGATACATATAAAATGATCGGAGAACAAATAATTCTGGTTGCCCCTAAAAGAATCGGGATAGAAATGAAAATGGTTTGTATTGTGGATGAAGGGGTTGGGCAAACGTCTATCGAAGAAACAATCCGAGAAACCGTGGGTAAGTACACGATGAAATTAGGCACTACCTTTCACATCGGGCAAGTTACTTCGGAAGTTTCGAGAGTCGAAGGGGTAAACAGGGTTTATCTCGTAAGACCTGTTTCAGATCAGACTCTTGAATTTGATAGATATCTCAAGCTGGTCTCTTTGGAAGTAATTGTAACTGCAAATAAAGATTATGTTGTGGATATCGATCCAACTAACAACGGTTACTGGGTTTATCTAAGCTCTTCAACTGTCACACAAATTACCCAGAATAGACTGATTGATTCTGCGGCGCATTTCACAATGCAACCTATTTCTGTAGGAAGTTTAATTGTAAATCCGGAATTACAACTTTCCGGGCATGTTACACAAATTGTTTCGGATACCGAAATTGTTTTGGATAAAAACATCTTCACTGTCGTTGGGCAACAATACGACATTTACAACGAAAACATGTAAAGAAGTAATTTATGTCAGAATATCAAATTCAATCTAAGAATTTCTTACCGGAAAATCTTCAAAACTATGATTTTTATCCGAAACTTACAGAAATTCTTGACTATGTTTTAGACGCCTATCACACAAAAAACATAGATATTCTTAAAGCCCTTTACGATATAAAAAATGCAAATTTCGATTACGAAAAATGCTTATCCTTACTCGGGTCTTCTGAATTTATTGATTTTGATGTCGATTCTGAACAATTTAAAGTTCTTTGTATTATTCTCTCAAACCTTTACGAAATAAAAGGAACGAAAAAAGGACTTAAATACCTTTTACGCCTCCTCGATATGGAAGCCACTATTTACGAGTGGTATGATATAAATAAATGGTATCAAGAAGGCGATCCTCGATGGGAAAGTGAAGTTCCTAAATGCTCTATTGTTCTTGAGCTGGGATTAGAACATAAGCCTATTGGGGTTTGTAATAAATATGATAAATGGGCGTTGCCTCGAACAGGCTCCCCGGAAGAAGCTCTTCTTGGAGAAAACGAAGCTTTTGAAGATACTGAAGGCAAGTTTCGGGATTTTGCAGAAAGATTACTTTGGATTTGTGTCACTCTTACAGAAATAAGATGGGCTAAAACATTAACTGATTACGTAGATGTTTCTGAGAATTTCTTCTGGTATTCCGCAGAAGCCTTTTACGATAAATATTCTCCGTATGTAATGAATTGCCCCAATATGATACAAGTGGGGTTCCCTTTTTATCAGGAATACCCATATATCGGAGAAACGGGTTTAAAAGTAGGGGATTTTCAATACAAAGGGTATCCGTTTGTTGTCCGATCTTTTGCAGAATACAACGACCCTATAAATTATGATGGTTGGACAAATACTGGATTTGTCGGATATTCCGAAACAGTTTCCGATTTACCGATTGTTGGAGATGGGAATTTAATTGTCGGTCAAGAATTTTACTGGTTGGATAATTCCTCATTTACCTACCCCGCATGGTTGTCTGTGGGTAACTTATTACACGAAGGGAATATTTCAGAAGGTTGTCCGATTGTTTCCGGTTGTAAAGTTTCTATTATCGAAGCACATACCGAAACGGCTTTTGAAAATAACTGTGATATTCACCGTGGAATTTATGTCGGGTATGAAAACTTTGTACAACCTCCGGACAATTTAGGAGATAGTTACCTTGTAGACACTCAGCCCGGAGATGTGCTGTTTATTACTCCAGAAAACTCCTTAACAGAAAATATTTCTTTTGTCGAAGAAATTACAAATATTGAAAAAGAAACAAAATTTACTTCGAATATCTCAGATATTTACGAACCTTTCTTGGTTGGAGACCCTGATAAATTTGTCGGGGATACAAATCTTTTTGTCGGACATGATTATTTCAATACTTGGTTCGAAGCTTATACCGAAACTACGTTCCAAGAACAATTTTACACTTCCTGTCTGCAGGTGGGTGAATGGGGTCATGCTTACTTCCCGGAAACCACATATTTCTTAACTGTTGGACAGATTGAGCTGTTTGTAGGGGAGTCTTATTTCGTAGGAGAAAATGTTCTTCCGCAACATTACGAGGATAGAAATCCGTTACTGTATACTGGAACATGTTTAATTGTCGGAAGTGAAAATACAGTAACCCCCACAATAAAAGTGGGGCAAGGTTTCAATTTCGTCGGGGAATTGGCAACTTGGGATGGAACAAATTTTGTTGGAGACTCCAAAAATGTAATTTACGAAATTTCGGAATTCGATATAAATCCGGAAGTAATCGAAGAAGAAATCCCTGTTCTCGACACCGTAGAGACAAATCTTTCGGATTTCGAATTAATTTCTAACATCCGAGATTCTTTGTGGAATAAACTTGTAGGAGCTTCCCCAACTGTAGGTAGTGTTGATTATTTTACCGTTGGGAGCATATATCAAGTCGGCTCCGGTTTTGTTGGGGATTACTCCGTAGGGGATACCGTAGAAAATATTTTGATAGGGGCTTCTCCTGTTGTTGGATATTACGAATTTTCAGGAACTGATTATGTAGCTTCTGACCCGTATTGCATCCTCGAAGTAGAAAAAGAATTCTCTGTTTCTACCGAAAGATTTTTGCTCGAATTGCCGGTTGTCGGGGATCCTCGGATAACTGTTGGATATATCGGAAATATTCCAGCTCTTATCGGAAGTTCACATTTTGTATATCTAACCGTAGGGGATACCGGAGTTCTTGTTGGGTATGATTCTGTTGTCGGAGAAGGGCATGAAGAAATAGACGGAAATCCTTATCTTGTTGGAGACGGATTACTTGTTGGACAATCTGAATACATAAATACTGTGGAACATTTCGTAAATGTTTCTGCAACAGATGAAATTGCAACCGGAAGTGAAATGAATATCGCTTCCACAACCGATGTTCTTCTCACCGCAGAAGTAATCGAAGAAGAAATTCCTGTTCTCGACACCGTAGAAACAAGTTTATCGGATTTCGAATTGACTTCTAACATTCGAGATTCCTTGTGGAATAAACTTGTAGGAGCTTCCCCGGTAGTGGGGGATTTCGAAGCTTTCTCTGTGGGAACAGTATATACAATAGGCATGGGTTTTGTCGGGGATTATAATGTTGCTGACACCGTGGAAGGGGTCTCGGTGGGCAATTCTCCGGCAGTTGGTTTTGGAATATTTACCGGAAATGCTTATGTAGAGTCCGACCCCTACAGTAATTTAGAAGTTTCTGTAGATACATCTGAATTTACAGAAACTTTCAATATTGAACTCCCCGTTGTCGGGAATAATTCTCTTGTTGTTGGTTTCGCAGGAGATATGCCTGTAAATGTCGGAGACTTCTATTTTATCGGGGACGGTTTAATCGCAGGACAAACTTACCCTGTAACAAATGTTGATGTCTTTGTCGCACAATCTCCAACAGGATTTGTTTCTACAGATTACTCCAACAATATTTACTCTACTTTCGAAATAACCCCAGCACAAGAAATTATAGAAGAAGAAATTCCAGTTTTGGATACGCTTTCTTACGAAGAACAAATAACTGCTTTTGAAGAAATCGTATTCCCGGAAACTATCGGTAATGCTTCTGTAAGTAACTTGTATTATGTCAGCCGAACTGATGCTGTCGGAGATATTCTTGTCGGAAACTCTAATTTTGTAGGAGGGGCTACGGAAGGCGTTCTTGTTTCCGATTCTCTGCTTGTAGGGGATGCTGAAAAACATGTAGCCGAAGACTCAGTATCTAAATTAACAATCGATTTTGAATCAGATGCATTACAAAGTTTATTTGCAACAAATACTCCGATTGTTCTTCCGACAAGCACTTCCGAATCTGATCTTGTTTTAAGCTCGTTTGTTGTGGGCGAAGGAGTTGTCGGACAACCCACTTCGAATCCTTCTGCTGAATACGGAGTTAGCAGTTTCTTAACCTGCATTATTGAAGAAGACGATACTGATTTTATGAGTGTTGTTGAGACAGTAAATAGCTCTTCGGAATTTGAAAATAACACCTCTTTTGATTATTCTGAACAATTTATTGTAAACGATGAAACAGTTCCGGTTGTCCTTGGGAATGAAGAATCGGAAGCATTAATACTCACCCCCACAACCGATGAAATAAACCCCGTCTATCTCTCAGGGGAAGAGGAAGTTCCTTACGAATTTAATCCAACATTCAACCCCACAAATAGCATCAACACTACATTTACTTATACAATTGATGAAACATAAAAAATATTTTAAATTCTTCTTAATTCTATCTGATAGATTTGTCTTATTCTTCTCTTAAGATGAGAATACTTATTTTTTGTGAAAGGTGTGAAAAAGATTTATGACTGCCATTCAAGACAAAATAAACTCCAAAGTCGATTTTGGCACTTCTCAAATTCAATCTATTGAAGACACCCTTACCTTAAAAGGTAGTGTTAAATGTTGGATAGAAGAAGATGGAGTGAAAACCCTGCATCATGAAAAAAGTAATCTGATTGTAAATGGGGCGAGAAAAGCTTTGGCACATTTAATTTCTGATGCCAATTCTATTTACAAAATCGATTATTTTAAACTCGGAACCGGAGGACACGCCCCGGGGGATATCCTTACTCCCGTTTCTCCAACAATCACAGATACTGATTTGGAAGAACCTGCTTTCTCTAAAGCAATCGATCACGGTAACGATACTTACCTCCCAACACCTCCTGCAGAAACCTCTGTAAAATTTACAGTTGTCGTAGAAAAAGCAGAAGGAAACGGAAGCGGAACTGTTGCATATTGTGAAGCAGCTCTTTTCTGTAATGATAATGCGACAATGTTTGCAAGAGAAACTTTCCCGGCAATTGTAAAAAACTCCACTCGAAGAATTACTTTCGAATGGTCGATTTTATTTTAATTTTTCATCTTTCATTTTTCTTAAAAAATTTAAATAGGAGTTTATGAATATATGACTACCACTCTTCCGAATGAAAATTTAACTTATATTCAGAACGGGGAACCCGTTTCTGGTGGAGTTAGTGGAAATTCTGACGGCGTGTTGAACAGACCTCTTGTTCAATTACACAACAACGTAGATGCGGTTCGTGACGCACACGATGCTTTAGAATCTGAAGTTGTTACAGCTCGTGACGGGGAAGCGTCTCTTTCTGCAAAATTAACTGCAATCGATAACGCAATTACAGATTTGGAAAACGAATCCACTTATGAAGACAATTCAGCCCTTGAAATCGCCGCTCGTGCAATGAGAGACCGAATTCCTTCTTCTTTTGATTATGCTCAATTCAACAAAATGTATGAATTGGATATCGATCTTACTACAGCAAGAACAACTTCTGATTTTTCTCTTGTAACTCAACCTTTGGCTTCAGCAACAACTACTTTTGCAAATCACATAGCTCTTGCCGGAACTCCAAAGAATATTTACGTGGATGGATATAAACTTAACCTTGATATCCGTCCCGAATATAATGCCTCGATGTTAATCAACCTCGGAGCTGCTCCTTCAACCGGAAGTCGTCTTGACTTTGCTTTCCTTGAAGTATGGAAAGAAAAGGTTGTTATCGGAGCTGCAGATGATGTTCTCTTCCCGAATGGAGCCGTAAACTTCGACAAAGGTGCACTTACAACTTTTAATAGTTGTACTCTTTATACTGCAGATGCTTCCGGTGGAAATAACCCTGCTTACTTAGCCTCTGCAAGTGGGCATGGTGCTTACATTAAAGCTAATGATGCTAATATCGAAAAATTCCTTGCAAACCCCGACAACAACACAATTAAAGGTGATGATGGTAATTACTATCAGATCCGATACAGAGTCCGTGTTGTAAACGGTGTGAGTTCATACCTTACTTCAATGCCTCACGGCGATACAACCAACATTAAAGCTCAAGGTAAACTTGCAACTCCTTCGGCAATCTCTTATTCGTTTGTTTCTACAGATGCAGGTCTTTCTGCTGCAGTTGATGCTTCTTTAGCTCTTGATAGTATCGTAAGAGCCGTTCCTCTCGCAATCATTCATCGCAGAAACTCAACCGCATGGTCTCTTACCAATCCTAATGGCGCTGGAACTATTGCTTCTGGCGTTTCTGGAAGACCTGATGGTAAATTCTGTGACCATATTCATTTCAATGATGTTTGTGATCTTAGACAACATGGTGTTATTGATAATAACTTTGATTTTGATTCTATGTATGAAAAGAATTTGAATCAGATTCTTGAATCAAAATTGATGACTACTTTTGAACCTCTTATGAGTGATTCTGATGGTAATGGAACATATAAAGACCTTAACATTTATGGAACTAAGCTTATGAGAGCTGAAGGCTTAGTTGGCTCTGTTCCTTTTGATGCAGGTTGGGAAGTGATCAATGTTCCAACCGCTCAGAATGGTGTTAAGTCTGGTTTAGATGGAATCAGAAACTATTTTTCAGATGTTGGTGGCGAACAAGCTGTTACCGCACTCATTCCTGATATGAGTGTAGATGGTGTTAATCCAACATCCATTTTTACTTATGTATCTTCCACAAAAACTCTTACCATTGACGCTTCTGATCTTAAATCCGGTAATGACGAAAACCCATCTCATGCTTCTCGTACAAAAATCTCAACACGCAGACCACATCTGAAGTGGGGAGCTGGTGCAGAATATTTAGCTTCTTATGATTCTTTTAATGTCTCTGGTACTTGGTCGGGTTTGGGTGGAGATTCTGCAGTATTTACACTGGAAGATAAAACATATACGAATATTTCGGTGGTTTATGATGCTAATTTCGCCATTGGGGATATTTATCAATTTCCAAATGGAGTAGATTTTAATATTACCGGGGTTCGACACAATCCAGCGGGAGGACTTACACAAATTACAGGCTGGTTTTCTGGTTCTAATGTGCCAACCTCGATTGGCACATTTACAAAAATAAGTGGTAGTGGCCCTGCTACAACAACAAAAAAGCATTCTATAACGGATAGACTTAAAGTATCTTCTGTCACCGGGGTTAAAATAAATGACCTGTATGTATCCCCAGACTCACATACGTATAAAGTATTTCAAATCGACATTGTTAATAACACAATTCGTTTTATATCAAATACTAATACCTATAAAGCCGAGCCCGAACTTGGAGTATGGACAAAATCAACTGGCGATGGCCCTGCTACCTTAACATCTACAGTCGCATACAATCCTGATTTGGGCTATGAAGTTAATGCGAGTGGTTTAGCTACTGCTATTAGTGGCATTAGTTACGCATTAATGCCAACCAACACTCCTATTCACATCCAAGCATACCTCACCTTCCAACCCGGATCAGGGTTCATGAACAGAATCCCCTATCAGAACAATGATTCTTTCTTGGGTTGCCAATTCAATGTCGATGGAACACAGGTTCTTCCTAACAATGGTATTGGTTTTATTCCTTTTGGAAGTACTGTTGATCCAATAAATGACGGAAACCTCCCAGTGGATTCTCATAGTAGGACAAGTAATTTGATGGGTTTCCAATATAAAGGCGCTGTTATGGACATCGGAACCGAACCTAACGGTTACAATTCCGTCCACTCTTTCACCCCCTCAGTCATCAAAGACGGTTCCACTTACAAAATGTGGTTTTCCGGTTACAGAACCAACTGGCGCATCCTCTATTCCACATCAACAGACGGCACCACATGGTCAACCCCTGTCCTTGCAATGGACATCGGAACCGAACCTAACGGTTACAATTCCGTCCACTCTAACACCCCCTCAGTCATCAAAGACGGCTCAACTTACAAAATGTGGTTCTCAGGCTCCAACGACAGTAACCTCAGAATCCTCTATTCCACATCAACAGACGGCACCACATGGTCAACCCCTGTCCTTGCAATGGACAGGGGAACCGAACCGAATGGGCTCAACTCCACATACACCTACTACCCCTCAGTCATCAAAGACGGTTCCACTTACAAAATGTGGTTTTCCGGTTACAATGGAACCAACTGGCGCATCCTTCACGCAGTCCTTGCAATGACCGACACGGCAAACACAGGTAGTTCAACTACAGGAGTCTATTCTACCACAGGAACCATGAACCATGCTCCGGCAGCGAACTCTCAGGTCGTTGTGTTCTACGAAGCAATGGCGGATCAGCTGGATAGGAGTTTGATTGACACTACTCGGCGTGTTACAGCATTTCAAAAGATAGCTGATAAATTGTATTTGACTACATTAGGCACTGGGGTTGCTGGAAATCCTCAAGACTCTAAATTTAGGGATGTTTTTGTTAATCACACCTATAATGTTTCTTATTCTTTTCATGGCGAAGATGTTAATTCGTTGTTTAATTGTCAAAAAGTTAATTTTATTACGGATAGTCAATCTGATGAAGTTATTACTTACTCCTTGTGGGTCGATTATAACAAAGGATTAACTCCCGCTTATGTGCAAGGCAACCCTGTAATCACTCAAGACTCATTACTTGACTCCGAAATAGGATATCTTGCTTCCTCTTACTCCTTAGCCGGAGTAAAAACAGTGTTAGCTCCTACAGCATTGCCTGTAAGAGCTATTTGGAGAGGCATTGCTGGGTCAGCCATAAGCAACTATATACAAGGAATTCAAGTAGATATGCTTACTCTTGATAAATCTTTGTATTTGATGAAGAGTCACGGATCATTAAGTATTGTAGGATATCCGAATACAAATCTTTGTGCAAATTATCTACCCCTCGGCAGACCAATTCTTAAATAACTTCTCGTAAGAGAAATACAGAGTAATTTCTGTATTTCTCTTACCTAACACAGGACATAAGACAGAGATTTAACATTCTCAGTCTTTAGACAAATCCAGACTTTTGTTTCTGGATTAACGACAATAAATTGAATGGAGAATTTTTATGGGACTTGTAAAAGGATTTACTGATATTATTGCGCCACAGAACTTGGCTACGAATGGTCAGTTTAGAATTAATCAAAGAACATTGTTTAACTCTGATGCTGCGCCCTGCTTGGCTGGTGACTATGTTTCCGATTCTTGGAAAGTAGATGCTGTAACAGTTGATTATGTAACCGCATATAATCCACCGTATTCCAGTGGTGGGGGAGGATACATTAGATTTCAAGGGTATGGGAGAAAAGGACAATATATTAAAATAAGAAACAGGGATGCCCAACTACTTGCTGGAGACATTCACGGCTCACAAGTGCCTATAACCTGTTCTATTACTACAAAATGTGGGCCGGGTAAAGTTCCTTATAAAGTTTTCAATTATCCGAGATATTCTACAGTTATATCTACTTTGAGAAGTGCCAACGACTCCGGGGAGAATATTATTAAACCTAATGGGTACGCTCGTCAGGTCACAAATGTTTTTCAAACAAACCCTGTAACTACTCTTGGCGGATATATTGAACTGAATCTCTTGGCAGATGGTGAATTCGATATTTATATCTCCCATTACGTTGAACTCATTGGTGCATATATACACCCACCAAGTTACATAGGGGTTAATTACGCAGACGACCTCCTCCGCTGTAAGAGATATTATCAGACGGGTTCTTTTGCAATGAGAGCATTAGGTGCAAGCGATGGTGTTAATTATCGACTTGTAATGTCTAATCAGTTCCCCGTGGAAATGGCAGGTACTCCTACCATGACAATAACCGCTTCAGAAGTTCAAGAAGAAGGCTCTGCAACTAATGTGGCAGCAAATTACGAGGTATCTATAGGCCCGCAATCTCCTAGAGGTTTTTATGTTGCTGCGAGAAAATTAGTTGGTGGAGATAAACCCTCTATGTTTCAAGGGTCTTGGAATGCTACCGTCTAACCCCTGCGACCTCAACCTCAAAGGAGAACAACATTAATTATGTTATCAATAAAAATCAACAACCAAACAATCCTCCCGATGCGTCCTGACGCACCGGCCAAAACTTTCAGTTCTGCAGACGTTCCTCACGGAACTCAGTCTGTAATTTACAAAGCCATTAAAGTTCATAACGGCAATAATCCTCAGAATCGCGTAGCTCTTCCACAGTTTACCGAAGAAGCTCTCGCTGCACATAAAGCAGATTTCTTGGCAACTGTAGAAGTTCTTCCTCTTAAAGACGAAGAAGGGAATCCTATTGAATATCGTTTCGAAGACATTGCAGAAAATCAGGTTATGGAACCGACTGATGCTGAAGTCGAAGAAGAATACTACGAACCTTTGGCTCTGGATGCGGCACCAGATGCAGAACGTCAGCCGAAAATGGTTGATTCTTTCGACATGATGGAAATGGGTAAAGTTCAGAAATATGCTGATCTTGATGCTTGTAAAGTAGCTCTTACTGAAAAAGCAAAAGATGAGTGCGCACAGAGACTTCTTGATAAAGCGGTTGATGAATGTTTGATTGTTCCGGAACTTTCGCAGGAATTTATTGACAGTTTTGAAAAAATTGAAGTTCCTGAAGTTTAATTCCTGAACGCTCTGAAAAAAGGAAGGTGGGGGAACATAAAATCCCTCACCTTTTTCTTTTACTTATCTAATTAAAACAATATAAGTAAATACCTCTACGGGAAAAAGTAACATGGCTTTTAAAAAAGTATCGGATTTAACACAGGCAACTGGAATTGATTTACAAGATTTGTTTCTGTTGTCGGATATGTTAGGATTAACTTCGAAGAAACTTTCGTTCGAGACGTTGCAGAATTCTTTAAATGTTTCAGATTTGAACGGGAGATTACAAGAAGGAAGTTCGTATACGATAAATAGGGATTCTGAGGGCTTGGTTTCGACAATAGAAACAACTTTCGGAAGTGTTACAAAGACTTTTACTTTTGCCCGGGATGTTAATTCTTATGTTTCTTCTGTAAATATTCACAATTCGGACGACTCTTACGACAAAACTTACACTTTTGTTCGTGATTCGGAAGGGGTTGTGACTTCTATTACGATATCTTGAGAATAGGGCGGAAATAAGAAAATTATGTTTAACGTCCAACTGGAACCGACAATAACGAAACGACTCACCGGAAGATCGAGAGCTGAATTAACAAATGTGGGTCTTTCTGGAGATGTTGCAAATTTAATTATTACAAAAAATGCGGAAATCACACAAATTCAGATAAATCATCTTGTAGGTAGCGGTTCTTTCACAATTGAAATATATTCGGATGTTTCTTTATCGGATAAAGTTTTTTCTGCAATTTCGGATGACACCGGGGAAATTCTCATGTTCAACAAAATAGGGTTGGAATTTGAGAACACCGACACCCCGACAGCAAATAATTTGTGTTACATGAAAGTAATCCCTTCTTCGGGAGTTGGACATACTTTTAAATGTGCGATTTTTTATAATAAACTTTAAAGGAGTTTAATAGATATGGCCGCTAAAATTATTTTTCCTTTGCCCCCCGAAGTGATTGAATTAAGAAGAGTTGTGGGGGATGCTGAAAATCTTCACGGTAAAGTGGATGTTGTTCAGGCTAAAACTGACAACCTTCCAGCGGATACTGCTTCGGTTCTTTCTACTATCGATACTGAAGTGGGTAACATTCAAACCGATGTTACTGCAATAAAAGCGAAAACCGACAATTTACCTGCAGATACCGCAACGGCATTGACAACTATCGATACCGAAGTCGGCAATCTTCAAACCGATGTAACTGCAATAAAAGCAAAAACAGACAATTTACCTGCAGATTTAGCTACAATTCTTGGAACTCCTGTAACTTCTGTTTCTGCAGATATAGCTGCAGTAAAAACAGTTGTAGATGCTGTTAAAACAAAAACAGACAATCTTCCTGCGGATACTGCAACTGCTATTTCAACTATCGATACCGAAGTAGGGAACATTCAGACAGATGTAACTGCAATAAAAGCAAAAACCGACAATCTTCCTACGGATACGGCTTCAGTTCTTACTACTATTGATACTGTTGTAGATGGAATTCAATCTGATTTGGATAACGGTACTGATGGTCTTGGTGCTTTGAAAGCCCTTATCGACAGTGTTCAATCTACTGTTGATGGTATTCAAAACAACACTCGTTTTACAACAAATCTTCCTCAGCAAGTTAGAATCCCGGCAAGTGGTTCAGCATATACAAAAGTATTTATTAATATTTTTGATTCTGCTGGAAATAACGAAGACCCGGATTCAAACGAAGTCGCTCTTATTCTTACTCAACCTGACGGAACTGATGTAACTACTCGTTTATTCCAAGATGGAGACGGTACTGACACCGCTCTCGCTACAGGTTCTGTAATTTATACCAGCAACAAAGTAATCCCTCGTGACAGTCTTGGAAGATATTATTTCTTTTTGAAAACCACAGATGCTGCAACAGACGAGTTACTTAACCTTCAAGTTAAATATACCGAAAATGCTGTTGAACTGACTCAAGATCGTTCTGTTTTCATTACTCAGCTTGTTAACGATGCTACTGCTGCTAACCAAACCACAATTCTTAACAACCTTGCAACTGTTGATACCGTTGTTGATGCAATCAAAGTTAAAACCGACAATCTTCCTGCTGATACTGCGACTGTTCTTTCAACTATCGACACCGAAGTTGGGCTTATTCAGAGCGATGTCACTGCAATAAAAGCAAAAACCGACAATCTTCCTGCAAACACTGCTACCGAATTGGATGCTATCGACACAGCTCTTTCTACAATCGATGCTTATGTTGATACTCTTGAAACCAATATCGGAACTCCTGCAGCAATTGACGGTGGAGCGGCTACAATTGCCGGTATGCTTCGCAAGTTGTTCGATGATGGTAGTGGTTTCGACGCAACTACCGATTCTCTCAACGCTTTACGTGCCGCGATAGATGCTAAACCTACTTATCCAACTTCTTTTGCCGGAAGTAAATCTACCGCAAGTTTGGCACAGGCCGCTGCAGAAACCTTGGAATTTTCAACTGCTGAAGGCGTTCTTACCAACAACGCTACTCTGTTCCAGTTGAAAGTAACTGTTACCGGTGCAACTACAAATGCAACTGTGCAGATTTTCGAAAAAACCGGAAACCCGGCAGGAAATCTTGTATACGAAATTCAGAACGTAGATGCCAACGGTTTGAACCTTGGTTTTGTTCCGAACTTAATCTTTCGCAATGCCGACGATACCATTACCAACAAAATTTATGTGAAAATAAGTAACGTAGCTGATGCTGGTAATTCAACTTTCGCAGTTGAACTTCGCGGTTTGTTGAACTCAAACTAAAATAAATAAAAAGTAGGGAGGGGTTGTAAAAACCTCTCTCTACTTTCTCTCGAACAGGAAAAAGAAAAGATGAATATAACAGTAGGCCCGAAAATACATCCGAGTAATATTTCGACACAAATGACAAGTCCGACTGCCGGGGGTTATTTGGATACGAAATTCAAACAAGCTCAAGGCACGGCTACTGCGGGTACTTTTTTCGATATTTCTTTATCTATTCCGGCAGGGGTTAAGCTTATTTCCACTTCTCTTCGAGTAGACACGGCACTTTCTTCTTCGGACGGGGGCACTTCTTTTACTGCACAATTCACCGGGGGGAATTCCAATATCGTTTCTTCTACGGGAGCTTTTGCGCAAAATACAAAAGTAAATAAATTTCACGATACAATTGGATCGGAAACTACAACAACTACGAATTTACGAATTACCTGTAACGGGAGTAAAACTTTTGCTTCCGGGGGACAAATAACCGCTGTGTGTTATTACCAAGAAATTCAGTCTTTGAACAACGTGTAAAGGGTATAAAATATGCATCCTGCTAATTTAGATGTAGAAGTATACAAAGGGGAAGATTTTTCTCTTTCTTTTGTCTTCAAAAATCCGGACGGAACTCTTGTTGATTTATCTGCTTGTTTTGTAGAAGCCGCTTTTCGGCATGAACAGGAAAAAGATACAAAAATTTCTTTTACTACTTCTATAGATATCCCTTCCGGGACAATTACTTTATTTATGGAAAAAACAATTACGAATACTTTACGTCTTGGGACAGGGCATTACGATATGGTTTTGATAAATGCTTTAGGACACTCGGAAGTTCTTTTAAAAGGACAGATGGTTGTAAGGTATTCTCCGACAATTTCAGAAGCGGATTAATTAAAATATGGCTGTTGATCCCAAATCTAAATTAGTTGTAATTTCCAAGCCGAATAAAATACAGCCCAAAAACAATAAACCTACTCTTGTTGTAAAACCCGAAAAAAAGAATTTAATTGTCGAAGACAATAAACCCGCTCTCGTCGTAAAAAAAGACGAGAAAACTCTTGTAATTGAAGATAATAAACCCGCTCTTGTTGTAAGAAAAGACGAAAAAATATTAGCTTTTGCTGCACAACAAGGATTACCGGGAGTTCCGGGTGACGGGGTTAATCTTATTTGCGGGGAAGATATTGATTTCGGAAATGTTTGTTATCTTAAGACCGACAACAAAACATACAATGCGGGGTATTTATTGCCGGAATTAATTTCAGATTATATCCCTACTTTTTTTATGGCACAAGGGTCAGGGATTTCAGGGCAAGAGGTGTTTTTTAAATACGGGGGTGAGATAACTTTCCCGCAACCTGTTTTGCTTCCGGGGCAAGTTTATTATCTCGGAGAAAACGGGCACATAACTCCCACTCCCCCCACCTCTGGTCTTATGTTGGTAATAGGTCGAGCTATTACAGAAAGCCTTTTTTTATTAAGGTTTCAAGAATCTATTCTCTTACGATAATTTCACGAAAGGGGCTGGACAGGTATAAATGGCAATAAGAATCCCCTTAGTGCAAATAAACGGAAGACTTAGGGAATTACCTGCCGGAGATAAAATATCTACCGGGGATATTGCCACATATATTCACATTCAAGACATCCCTTCCGATACTTGGGTTATCGAACACAATATGCAGAAAAATCCTTCGGTTTCTGTTATCTTAGATAACGGGACTGAAGTTTACGGGTTGAAAGTGTATGACTCTGAAAATCAAGTAACTTTGTCATTTTCTCGACCTATTACGGGTAAGGCTTTTTTAAATTAATTTATATTGTCAAAATTCAACAAGGAGTTTTTAAGATATGGCGATTCCTTTCCTCAATGATATTAATCTTGACCAAAATGAGTTACTAAACGGTGTAATTCACAAGTCAACTTCTTCAACTCGACCGGCAACCCCCGTTGTTGGTCAGCTCACTTACGATACCGATGAATTTACGCTGTATTCATGGAACGGCACTGCGTGGGTCACTCTTTCAGATGCAGACGCGGTTCTTTCTATTATCGGAACTTCCCCAATTAATGCTTCCGAAGATGGTAATCGTCAAGTCACAATCTCTGTAGATGACGCAAGTACCTCTGGAAAAGGCGTTGTTCAGTTAGCAGGAGATTTAGGTGGAACCGCTACCGCAGTTATCGTTACCGGGGTTGGTTTCGGCACAGTAGATGCAACAACGGCAAATGAAATTGCGACCGCTGTAGGGAAATCTCACGATCAGAACACAGATACCGGAACTACTTCTGCAACTTTCCAACTTAACAGCACAGCCTCCGGGGTTCTTCTTAAAGACAATGCGGGTGTTCTTGAAATAAGAAACGCAGGGGACACCGCTTACGCTTCTCTTAAAGTAAATGACCTGACAATTACCGGGGATTTAACTTACATCCATTCCACCGAAGTATTTATCGGGGACAGTTTTGTAGTTCTTAACAATCAGGTATTGGATTCAGCCTCCAATTTTGACGGCGGTATTGAAGTAAAAAGACTTCATGCTGACGCAGCGGGAACCGGAACTGTTTCAGGAACCGGTACAGCAATTACAGGGACTGGCACTACTTTTACAAATTATGTAATCGGGGACGTTCTTGTTGTAAATACGGAACGCAGAGTAATTACAGAAATTACTTCCGACACCGCTCTTGTAATTAAATCTGCTTTTACTACTGATCCGAGTGGAGATACTTTCTCTGTTGCCGAACAAGCAAATGCCAAGATTTTCTTCGATGTTTCTACAAATAAATGGCATGTTACTGAAGGGGCTACAAATGATCTTCAGACCCTGCCTCTTGTAAAGAAATTCTCCGCAGACGTAGGTGACGGAACTACAAAAGATTTCGTTCTTACACACAACTTGAATACTCAAGATGTGACTGTTGCAATTAGACAGGTGGCAAGTCCTTTTGCTGCGGTAATGACAGATTGGGAAGCAACTTCGGTAGACACTATTACCGTAAGATTCAAAAAAGCCCCCACTACAAATCAGTATCGCGTGATTGTAACTGGATAAAGGTAATTAATTTTTCTTCCGGGGGCGGGTTGTGATATACTTTCCCCCGGAAGAAAAACTTTATATAGGAGAAAAAAATAAATATGGGTATTTCCTTCCCGAATAAAAAAGAAGAAAAAAAAGAAAGATTGCCGGAATTCCCTGCTGAAGAAACCACTCCTCTTTTAGCCACCATAACACAAAGTATCGGACTGAAGTTCAGCAACGGTTACGAATTTAAGATTTCTTACGAGAACAAGAAAATGATTGTTTCTGCAAGTATGAACGGGCAAGAAGCTTTTTATCTCGATGAAATTCCGGAAGAGTTTATCGAAGGCTTGCGCAGGGTGTTGAAATGAAAATATTGAATGATGTGGATTTCGACAACAATCAATTATTACAAACTAATTGGAATATTGTCACCGTAAGTCAAGAGTATTCAATAAACCCGGATACCGACGAATATGTTTTTTGCGATGCGAGTTCTGCAGGATTCCCGGTAAATCTTCCCTCAGCTATTGACTACCCCCGAAGAATATTAACAATAAAAAAAATAGACTCAACCCCTAACAACCCTGTTACTGTTATTCCGGTATTAAACCAAACAATAGATGGGGAGCTTCAACAAGTTCTCAGGAATCGCAATGCTTTAAAACTTATCTCAGACGGAAGTAATTGGCAAGTAGTTTAATATGTCTTATTTTAACACCGTAAATATTCAAGATGCCGAAAACACAACGGTAAATCCCGCCACGGAAGAAAAGCAAGATGCGGGGAATACCTCTCTTTCTGCAATAGAAACAGGCCAAACCAGCGGGGCGCAAAAAACTCAAATATCAAATAGTGCCGGGGATCCTGTAAATATTACTTCGGAAAATACAGATGCAGATAGTAACACGGCAAATACTTTACAGCAAACCGCAAGACTTTCCGGATTTAACGGAACTACTTGGGATAGGGTTCGCACCGGAGTAAAAGGAATTGTTTCTTCTCTTCTCGGATATTTGAATGTTATTCCAATAGGGACATATAATTCAACACCCCCTACTCTAACAGATGGACAGAGTGTTGAGCCACAAATAGATGCTTCGGGGAATTTAAAAGTTAATATTATTTCATCAGCCCCCACCACCCCCGCTTCGGATGTTACAACTACCGGCAGTATTCAAAATATTTCAGAAGCCGTTACAGCGGTTGTTGGAAATTACAATTCTATTGTCACAACTTTAACCGGGACTTGGACAGGAACCTTAATAGGGCAAGTAAGCTCCGACAACGGAGTTTCTTGGCAGAATACCTTTTTCTTCGGGGAACAAAACGTACCCCCTAAACAAGGACACCCGGCATTTCTTCAAACCCTAACCGAAAATGGAATTTATCGTCCTTTAATTGTGGGGGGTGTGACTCATTTTAGAGTAGTCGCTACAGAAACGGTGACAGGCACTATCTCTGTAAATATTTTAACCTCCGTTTCTATGCCGGGAGTTTCTTTAACCTCTTCACAAATATTACAAAATGTTTTAGATTGTAAAATAAACAGTTCTACCGCCAATTTATCTGCTTCAGGTTCTTTTGTGGGAACAGGGGTTTTAGTTACCGGTATTTCGGGAATCAGAGTTTCCCTGAAAACAGATCAACCCTGCACAGTGCAAGTTCAGCAATCCCCGGATAATTCCAATTGGGATGTAATAGATACTTATTCTACTTTACCGAATGTGGGGGCGGGTTGGACAGTTCAGGCAATTTCTTCGTATTTCAGAGTTGTTGTTTTAAATACGGGAACCGCCGCAACTACTTATTTCAGATTAAAAACCACTTTATGTCCTGTTGTTGAAGCTCTTCCTCGATCTTTATCCGCTGACGGCAGATTGAGAGTCGAAGCGACCTTCGGAACGGCTAAATCCAATATCCCTCTGCAATTGGTAAAAGAAGGGGTTATGTCTCCTATCGTCACAGGGCAATGGCAAGATGTTTTAAACTATACCACCCCTTCAGGATATGACTTAAGCTGTATTGCTTTTCAGGGGAGTTCAAATCAAGCAGGGGATATAATTCGAATTGTAGAACAATTAAATTTAGGAACATACAACACAAATACCGGGGTCTTTACAGATAATGGTGTTTGGGAATTACCGCAATTTGCATCTAAATTGTATATTTATTTAACTACCGGAACAGGGAATCAAAAAGACGACATTACAATAACATATACAAATCAATCCGGAGTAACAAATAGGACAGCCACTTTTACAATCCCTAAAAATTCAATAGCGGGTAATAGATGGGAAGTTCCTTTACAAACGGGGGATATAGGAATAATAGATGTTACGGCAGTCACAAACACTCAAACGCAAACCGGGGTTTTTACACTCGAAAGTAACATTACTTTAGCATATTTACTGCTTGCGTCTTCAGGGACAGGATATGATCAAATTTTTTCAAACAGTGCAATTAATATAAATGAAGGTAAAACAGCAATTGTTCAATATCTATCTTCTGCTTCCAGAAGGTCTCGAAGAATAAGCTTAATCGGTACGTTAATCCCGAGGACATAATATGATACACATACAACCTACAACTTGGATTGAATTTAAAAGTACATTACACAACAAAAGATTGTTGTGGCAATATTCCGAAAAATTAAATCACTATCAAATTTTTGCGCAAGACAAAATGGTGACTTACGAATATAACATGTCAAAAGTCGAACCCGCTTCGGAAGAACAAGTTGATTTTGAAACAAATTACAAGCCTATTTGTAATTCTTCTTTGGAACCCTTAGCCACTACCGATCATCGACAAATTGTAAAAGTAAATAGCCGACCTTTAGGGACAAGCGGGTATTTCACTTCTCGGGATGACGATATTACCAACCCCGTAGATGTGGGGAATGGTTTAAATATTGTTGAACTTGACCATAAAATAGGCGACCCGGAAATTCAGGAAATTACACAAAGATTCAACGTCGAAGGTAATCGTTCATGGATATTTGAAGGGTATTTAAAATACTCCGGGGCGGCTTTTGACCGCTTTTGTTTTTATATTTCAACGGTAGCCACTCCGTATACCGAAAGCAGTGGGACGAATTTCGCGAGGTACCCTTCGAAAGGCATAATAATCCCGGCTGCAGGAAATGGGGATGTGGATATCGACACCGATAATTTAACCACTTTGGTATCCGTTGTCCCCAAGACAGATACAGGTACTTATCCGGCTGCGTTCTGGGATGCGGATTTCGATTCAACAACGGGAAAATACGGCAATTTAACCCCTAATCCCACGGGAACCGGTAAATATAATATCTTTTACACGGAAGTCGTTTTGAAAAGATACATCAATAATTTAGGTTTATTGGAAAGTGGTTTTTTCAAATTTGAGACTTCAGACCCTTCCGAATTAGCCAGCAATCTAAAATGTAATTACCGTTTTACAACTTCGGGGACAGATCATGACTGGAAAGCGATTATATTTATTTCCATGTTCCGGGAGAAACTGATGTGATTGTTTTTATTTCCGATTTACATTTAGGCTCTGTTTTTTCAAATGTTGCCCTGTTGTCTATTTTCTTGAAAGGAATAAAAAAAGAAACGGAAACTCTTTATCTTGTGGGGGATATTTTTGATATCTGGAAATCGGATGTAACTTCGGATTGTTTTTCGTCTTTGTTTGAAGGTTTTGAACAAATCGTTTATGTCTTGGGGAATCACGACTGTCTTTTTAAGAACCTAATGTTTTTAACCCCGCAGATAAAAGAAAAAGATATTTTAACCTTTTCGGGTAATAAATTTCTTATTTGCCACGGGCATTATTTCGATTCAGATTTCGGGAAAACATCTCTCTTCAATACATTTGCCGACAAATTTCTGTATCAGTTCTCGAAGCTGATAAATGTAGATATCCGTTCTAAACTACATTTTTTCACAGAATGGTATTACAACAGGCACTTCTTCGAAAAAGAAAAAATTATTCGAGAGAAGCAAATACCGGATAATTTCCAATATTTAATAACGGGACACACACATTGCCCCGGAGAAAAAGAGATAGATAATTTAAAGCTATTTAATCTCGGGAGTTGGATCAACAACCCCCACGCTTTTTTCTTGAAAGGAGAGCAATATGCTTTTATCCCTATTACAAAAGAAAAGTTACTCCCTGAAAAAGAAGATTTTAAAAATCTTCGGGGATATCGAGAAACATAAATATCCTTTCTTTTTCGTTTACAATCCCACGCATTATAAAATTTCAGGAAAAGACTTCGAACGGATAAATAAAGAAATACAGCCTTTCGATGTTCTTTTACGGAGATTTGATAATTATCTCGACAATGGTTTTATACCGGGGTTTTGGAATCATGCAGGAATATATTTTGATGGTGGCGTTTTACATGCTGTGGCTGAAGGAGTTAAAAAAGAAACTCTTTTTGATTTTATGAAGGCAGACCATATTTGCCTCTTACGTCCGAAATTTGAATATTCGGAAAATCTTTTGCAAGAAAGATTGAATTCCTTTCTCGGGAAAGAATACGACTTTAACTTTGATTTTCAAGACAATGCCGACCGATTATCCTGTACAGAAGTAATAAAAGAGGCATTTAAGGATTATGACAACTTAATCCCTTATACAGAACTGGATTATTTTTTCTTTAAACGACAAGCGGTTGTGCCGGACACAATCTTTACGGCAAACTTCGAAGTTGTTTACGATTCTCGAAAGGATTCCACAAATGCTGAATAATGCTCACGATATAAAACCCGGGTCTTTGATTTTTTATTCTTTTCGATACAGTGTGTTTTCGACACTCTTACAAATATTGACTGGTTTTAAATATACAAAAATTGCTCTTTATCTGGGAAACAATGAGGTTCTTGAAACGTCTTTGTTCGGGAGGGCTAAGAAATCTTGTTTTTCAAGATATATCAACAACCCTTTTATTGTTGGGGAAGTTGTCACTTTTTTACAAAACCCTATAGATGTTAAGTGGTTTATAAATAGAGTGAAAAAACTTTTACGGCAAAAAAACAATATCTTACAAGCTTTGCAGAAAGCATTATCTGGTTTGGAAATTGAAATGGAAAAACCGGGAATAAAAGAAACTTTTGAAAAAGTTTGTAAAAAATGAGGTAAAAGAAGTATATCTATTACATGACAAAAGATATACTTCTCGAACAACAACCGAAACCTTGGGATAATTTCGAATTACAAAGATTGCCTGAATTAAAAGAAGAAATGAACTTCTTTAATTTTCAGGCATACGCTATTTACCAATCTTTATTAAAAGATACTTATTTTTTATCTCTCCCTACAGGAACGGGGAAAACTCTCTGCAGTATTTCTTCTTTCTTATATTATCGAACTGTTTATCCTAATTCCCGGTTGTTAATTGTTACAACAGCATCTGCTCTTTTTCAATTTGCCGATGAGTTCAATAAGTTTTTCAATCACTCTTTACGAATACAGGTGATACACAATAAAGCGGAGAACATAACTGCTTCTAAATACCCTAAACAGAGAAAAGAATTTATTTCCGCTTGGGGGGATATAAAAAAGCCGGAGGCTCCTGAAATACTTCTCATGAATTACGCTATTTTCCGGATAGAGAAACAAACAATTTTAAAATCCGTTATGTCTTTAAAGAAACAAGGATTTCATACTTTCTTTATTCTCGACGAAGCTACTGCATTTAAAGCCTTAAATACTCAGATATCTAAAGCGGTAGCGGCAATAACTCCTGTTGTAAATAAGAAATTAGGGTTAACTGCGACTTTGATGAAAGGTAAATTGGATGAAATTTACGGGATATTCAAAAATGTCGGGATTTCTCTTTGTTCAAGTAAAGCGGTTTTTGAAAAGAATTACTGTATTTTATGGCAACACCCGACCATCTGGTATCTCAAACGAATTAAGGGATTTAAAAATGTCGAGCTTTTCAAAGAGAAAGTAGATCCTTACAGTCTTATTTTAAGGAAATCTGATATAGCTGCGGATTTACCCCCCTTTCAAATACAGAAAAGATTTTTGGAACTTTCTACGGAACAAGAAAGTCTTTTGAAAGAAATATATTCCGGGGCTTTGGCTCTTACCGAAGAAGGTTTTGATTACGAGAATATTGAAAATAATGATTCACAAAAGATTTTAGAAGCTCTCACCGAAGTTGGGTATGTGAAAAGAGCTTTAACCTCCCCGCAAATTGTAGCTCCGGATAGATTTTATGAAAATTCTCCGAAAACAGATGAGATTTTAAGAATGTTGAAAGAAGAGTTTGTGGATGAAAAGATCGTGATATACACACCTTCCAAGAAATATCTTAAAATCCTTTGTGAAACAATTCGAGATTGTAAAGATTTAGACACTTACTATCGAAAGCCTCTTGAAATAAGTGGGGATGTTTCTGCAGATGTGAGATATCAACAAATGAAAGACTTCTCCAACAATAATATCCACAACATTATGGTTTTGAATAATGCAGGGAGTGAAGCAATTAATTTACAAGCCGCTTCTGTATTGATAATAACCTCTCTTCCGGATACTTGGGGGCAATTAATTCAGATAGTCGGTCGAATTTCAAGAATCGGTTCTGTGCATTCAAGTCTTTTACTTGTTTTCTTGTTGCATGAAGATAGTCAAGATTTCGACGAATACTGTATTTTACAGAAACAGGGGGTTTTGTTTCAAGCTATCCACGGGGATGTGGAAAAGGGATTACTTGATACTTCTGTTCTTCGTGGGGCGGAGCATGAAGGTATTCCCGATGAAGAGTTTGTTTCCCGGTCTGTAGCGCATTTGTTGATAGGCACACGTAAAAGAAGAGCGGATAAATATTCGAGCAGTTTTGTAAAATAAATTTCTGTAAAAAATAAAAAAGACAGGTATATCTTAAAATATGAAATACGAAAAAAAAGGACTTGCATCTAATTTTTCAAGTGATATTGTAAAAGACACTACGACTCAAATTAAGACACAAAGAGACACAGAGCCTTTATTTCCTACAGAGTCTTTGGAAACAGATAATTCACCGACATCTTCGGAAATTGTTTTGACAGGGATTTTAGGTAGGGATGTAAATTCTTTACGCTCGATAACACCCGCATATTCCCTTCTTCCGGATAAAGAGTGTGATATTTGTAATGGAACCGGGAGGATGTTAAAAGAAAACGGTAAAAAAACGGAGTGTATTTGTATTTTGCAAAAAGAATTGGCACAATACTTAACAATTAAATACGCCAATGCTGATAAAATACCTAATTTTGATACGACTCCTTTTAAAGGGCGAAACCTGTTGTTGCAAAATATGTCTGTAGAAGTCTTTCGAAGCATTGTAAGGGCTTTTCTTACTCTCACCGGGCAAAAATACAAACACTTGACTGTATCTGGACAAGAGCTTTTCAATTTACATTACAAAGATGCGGAACAAAGGGGATTTACCGCTGCTTCTGAAATTGATTTTTTGATTATTTTCTTAAGCATGGAGCCGGTAAATAAAAGTTACGGGCAGATTATCGCTTCAATGCTCGAAAAAAGAATATTGAATGATAAAATTACATGGATTTATCACAGAGACGGGGTGGAATCCCGTAACTTTGCTTCGGTTTATACTACAAACCTCTCCAATTATATTCTTCAACATTTTCAAAAACCTAACTACGGAAAGAAATAAATGCGAACTCTTTTGAAATCTTTGATCTTGTATCCTTCTGTTGCAAAATTACAGGTCTTTCGGGAAATTTACGAACATCTGATAAAAGAGCGGGATAAGAATTACGATGCGGTTGCTGAGTATTTCTTTGAGGCTCAACAAAAATATCAGATTTTTGCCTCCTTTTCTGCAATAGAGAAGGATTATACCGAAACTCAACAGAATATCCTTCTTTCGTATGTGAAAGACTTACAACAGGATATTGAAATTCCTTTATTTCAAGATGATTCGGAATATGTAGTACACTCGAAGAAGGTGGAAAGAATTCTTTTCGAAACAGATGTTTTTGGGGAAGTTTCGAAATTTCAACAACAATTAAAAACTGCCGATGTTAAAGACATTAACAGTATTTTTAATTCTGTCGATGACCTTATTTCCGGGTTACATAAATCCAAGAATAAAGTTTTACATACCGAAGCTTCCACTTCTGGACTTCTCTATGGGGAAGATTCTGTGGAAAGCTTAAGGGAAATGTACTCGCAAATTGTAGAACAGAAAAAAGAAGAAGAAAGTGTGTATTACACTCTCGGCTACGATAAATTTAAAGATGTGAAAATGGTAAGAGGGAATCTTGTTGTTATCGGGGGCTTCACCTCTCACGGTAAATCTCTTCTGTTAAGAAACATTATTTATCATCTGCTTACGGAATATAAATTAAATTGTTATTACTGTTCGCTGGAGATGTCGTATAAACAAATGAAGCTGTTATTCTTAGCTTTACATGCAAACAATCAAAATATCTTTAAAAATCATATCCCGATAAAATACGAAGACATAAAAGAAGGGAATCTAACTCAAGAACAATACGATTTCTTGTTCAATGTTGTTGCCCCGGATTTATTTACAAATCCGGAATACGGGACTTTGTTTCTGGAATATCCAAATAAAACAAAATATAGACTGTCCGATGTAAGGTCTAAAATAGTTGAATTGGAAAACACCAAAATGCCAATACATGCTGCGGCGATAGACTACATCACCATGTTGTATCCTCTGGAATCTGAAAAGAAAATGCCAACCCGGGAGGATTACAATCAAATGATAAAAGAATTTAAGAATATGGCTCTTTCACATCGAAGACGAGATGGAAACCCAGCTCCTTTTCTTGCTTTAACCCCGGCACAGATATCAAGAGGGGGTCTTGAAAACGCCATTAAAAACAATAATTATTACGATCTTTCCGCCCTTCGGGAATATTCCGAATTAGAATCTTCTGCAGATGTTGTTTTAACCACAATGCTTACACAAGACTTAAGGCAGAAACAACAAATTCGGATGCAGAATCTTAAAAACAGAGACGGCAGGGTAGAGACAGAAGCTTATGATCTTTTCTGCGATCTGGATTTCGGATTTATGATTTCAGATAACGAGCCTAGAACTGTAGATGAAAAGATATTAGCAGCTAAAATGTTTAATTTGTAAAAATTAATTCGTTTGTGAGTATATTTTAGATATGAAAACAATAGATTTACATCCCGAATACATTAATCTTTCCGATGAAGAGTTGATTCAACAAATCCCCGGAAATACTATTGTGCCTTTAACCGAAGGAATTTCAGCATATTACGATAGTAAGTTGTTGATGTCACAAGTCTTTGCGAATTACGGGTATGAATTGGGGTCGGACGATACTCAACAACAAGTACAATGTTTGTTGCCCTCTCACGGCTCTCAAGACAGACACCCTTCTGCAAAATATTATCCTGAAGACAGGAACACAGGGGCAAGTAAACCTCATGTTTATTGTCATAAATGTCAGAAATCCAGAACCCCTTTTTGGTTGATGTATGCTCGGGAGTCTTTTTATTCAGGAATACACTTACGGGAATTTTTCACATTACTTCGAAAAAGATTCAATATCCCTTTCCCTAGACATTTGTTTCTTGAGTTTGATCCGCAGGAATATTATGTTTTCGAAGCTTCTGAACTATCCGGAAAATTACAAAAGATACGATACGCAGAGACTTTGTTGAAATTAAAAGAAGCTAAAGATCCGTTATACACTTCAGAATTAAAAAGATTCTGGCAAGAAATTTGAAAAAAAATATGAGTTTTGAGTATATTAAAGACAGAAAGGATGTTTATGTCAAACCTTCGGTATTTCATGTTATTTTTATTAGATATTCAGCCGGATGCTTTTTTCTTTCCAAACTCACCCACTTTAAACACACATACTATAAAAATAGCTTTGGATCGTTTTCCGACAGTAGAAGAATTGAGTGGGATAAGTAATAAAGAAAAGAAATTAATAACCGGGATGATGGAAATTTCCAAAGAAGATTACGATTTAGATTAACAAGATATGCATATGCAATAGAAAGAGAAATTATGGACATACAACCTACTCTTCAAGACATGTTGGGCTTGGAACTTGAAAATAAAGAAAAATCTACAGATCATAACATCATGATGTATCTCCCGGATTGTAGTTCTTTTCTTGAAAATAACCCCGCCCCTAAATTCCCTCCAAATCCACTTCTTTTTTCTCAAGACGCTTTATCGCAAAGACCCGGAATGGAGTGGTTACAAAGTGTCTCTTGCAATCTTATTACTCCTTCAACAAAAGACCTTTCTGTACAAGAAGAAGAATTAAACATCTTTTTCGAGCAATTGAAAAAAGAAACAATGTTTCTTCCTGCTGATTTTTCAACAGCATTACAGATAGAAGGGTTTAAAGGGGCTAACTTACTCGCTCTTGACTTGGAAACAACCGGATTGGATACTCGAACTCTTTACGATTACGAAAAGAAATTAAATCCGAAAACAAAAATAGTGGGGGTGTGTTTAGCATCTTCGGATACGGTAGGGTATTATCTCCCTGTGATGCATACAGAAGAAGATGGGGTTCTTAATTGGGATTACAAAACGATCTGTAATTTCTTACAGAAAATTGCAGATTTCTTTTTGCTTATTTATCACAATGCGCAATACGACAAAGAGATATTAGCTTTATCCGGAGTTAATCCCAAACCTTTTCCGCAATATTTCGATACAATGATTTTACATTTTATTTCTGATGTGAATGAAAAAAGACACGGATTAAAAGCGGTAAGTGAGCAAATGTTAGGTCGAAAGATGATAGAAATTAGCCAATTATTTTCCGAAACCGGGGAGAAGGTAAAAGGGCATATTAATTTCGACCGTTTGGCTTGTCAAAATGCCGTTGTATATGGCTGTTCAGACGCTATCAACACAATGGGTTTATTTTTACAATTTGCACAAATGCCGAAAGAAAAAAATGTTTTTATTCAACAGCCTATTCCGATAATGATTGATCATAAACTTGTTGATGTTTTAAGAAGTTTATATCGCCCGGGATTTCCGATAAACATTGATTTTGCAATTAAATCTTGCAAAGATATTGTTTATCGGTTGAAGATGCTGCAGAAAAAAGCGTACGAATTTCTCGGAAGGGAGTTCGACATACAGTCTCCGCAACAAATATCCAAGATTCTTTTCGAAGAACTTAAAATCCCTCCGATGAAAGGGATGGTGAAAGGTAAGCCCACAAAAAGTAATCCGGAAGGGCTGTATTCAACTGCTGCGGATGTTCTTGAAGATTTATTCCAAAAATACCCGGAGATACCTATTCTCGAATATATTGTCACTTATCGGCAATTGGCTCTTGCGATAAACAATGTATTGAGTAAATTAATTGCAAATTCTTACGTAGACGGTTTTTTGCCGTATACCCGTTGTCGAGCAAGCTATTCAACCACAGTAATCCCTACAGGAAGACTTTCTTCTGCGAGTAGTTCCGGAAGAGAAGGGATAAGAGCAAGTCTCACTGCAAAAGGAAACCTTTCTTACAAATACGAAAAGGGAGATTGGGGTTCGGGAATAAATACGCAAGGGATAAGTAAGCCCGACAAGAAACAGGCGAAAGCAAATAAGATAATTTCTCTACCCGAAGAAGCGGGGTTGAATCTTAAACAAACATATTCCGAAGAGATCGAAAAAGAATTTGTAAAACTACTTGCGGCGGTATAAAAATATGTCGGAAATAAAAATAAAAACAAAATTCGAAGGCTTGAAGAATTTTCTTGTAGGCAACCCACAACAATTTCTTGTGTATTCGGGAAATCATTATTGTGTTCGAGATGGGTGCGAGGGTTGCCCGTATGTTAATAACGGCTGTGAATTTCAAGAAGAAACTATTTCAACGGCGGTTATTCCCCCTGCACGAAGAGCAATTGGGTTCGAAGAAAAGTCTTTCCTTGTTTTACAATTGTTGCCGGGGATAGAATTTAAACCCTCGGAAGAAGAAAACGAAAACATTGTTCCTATGCGCCTTTGGAATACTCCTTACGATCATTTCTCTCAGGATGAAAGAAATTTACATTTTATTTTATCGGATATGGACAAACCGTTTCGAGTAATGAAAGGGCAATTTCGTTTTTACGGAACAAAATCTGAATTCGAGAACAGTGAATATTGTAAATATTTCAGCATTTACGAAGAATATGTCCCTGAAAATATGTTGGTGGCTTTCGACTTTTCGGCAATCGAACCAAGAGGGAGTGCTATTGCTACACAAGAACCTGAGTGGTTGAAGATTTACGAAGGAACCCCTAAAGTAATTGTCCGGGAAATAGAATTAACAGCCCCCATCGATAAACAAGATGTTTCTTGCCTGTATCTGCAAGACGATCATATTTATTGTTTCTTACAAGGAGAATTGGATAAAGCTACTTTTCCGAAACAATGCGAAAACTGTAAGATTCCTTGCCGGGTGGCAAAAGAATTTACAAAAAATGTCCCGGGAGACTTTCACTCTCTTAATGCTAAAGCTTTCTTTTCTAACGATCCTGAATACCCTAAATTAGCCCCCGGAGAACTACCCAATTCAACACAATCCGAGATTCTTAAAGAATACCGAAATTGTAGCAAAATATGTGGGCTTGCTGCAGTCTACGGAGCGTCTGCGAGGACTTTAATGAAAAATATGAAGTGCAATGAAGTAGAAGCGCAAAAAAGATTAAATAACTTTTTTGCCTTGCTCACAAAAGCTCGAAGACATATGCTCCTTACAGAGCAAAACATTTTAAATACCGGAATTTCTCGTAATTTCTTCGGAAGAATTTGGGATCTTTCTCGTTTTGTTAATTCCAAAGCGGAGACGGAGAAGAAACGAAGACAAGACGTAAGTTACGCTGTTCGTGTCGGGTATAACCACCCTATACAGTCAAGTATGGCGGAAGCTCTTAAAATGTCTATGATCCGAATTGAGGATTACATTGTTGAGCAAAAATTAAACCCTCTTGCAGGATATCTGCCTTCGGGGGATTTAACAAATATCTCATATCGAGATATGAGATGTGCTCAATTACTTTCAATCCATGATGAAATAGATTTCTTAATTCAAGAAAAACTTTTTGACACGATTATTCCGGCTGTTTACGAGGTTCTACAAATAAAAGATATAATAAAATCTTTAGGGGTTGATTTTTTGTTGGAGATGGATGTAGAATATGACCTCACCCGTTCTTTTACGTCAACAACACAATACCCCGCAGCTAAGATATACCTTTTAAACACAATATTGCCGAAACAACATTACCTTTCGCAAGCAAATACCGTTATTTTCAAAGCAGAAGATGTGACCGAAGATATACTACAAAAACTCAGTGCTGACGATGGTTCTGGGAGGTGGCGAGTGGCTTTTCAAGAAA